TGAGAATGGCCTTGGTGATGAGCTTGATAAGTTCAGCTTCATCCGAAACAGTTAAAAAGGCTAAATAGTTTGATTTGGTGTGCCATTCTTGTGCTTCAACTGGATGTTGATGTTGGAAATCAATAGCGGCATGTCCAGATTGTACTGCTTGGACTGACAGTGGTAAATCCCTACGGGATACGACTCTTAATTTTTGGTTAATCTAGTGTGTCATTGTTTTGTTGTTTTATATAAATATAGTTTACTTGTTTAAAAAGTCAAATTTTTGTGGCTCCTGTGGGATTCGAACCCACGCCTTTCAGTTTTAGAGACCGATATGCTACCGCTAACACCAAGGAGTCAGTTGAGGTCGAGGATGGATTCGAACCACCGTTATAGCTCTTGCGTAGCTACACCTAAAACACTCAGTCACTCGACCATTATGATACAAAGGTACAAAACTTTTTTGAGACTTCCAAATTAATTTGAAAATAATTTTCCAAATCTCAAAACTTTTTCTTTGAACTCTTCAAAAGTACCGTTGTTTTCAATTATAACATCAGCACAAGTTTTGTCAATATCAAAAGAACTAGCTGGTTCCAAAGGAAGTCTTTCAGATGCATCAACCCATACGATAATATCAAACAAACCTTGTCTCATACACTCGTTGATTTCTTCTCTGTCACGCATTCCAACATAACAATCAGAATTCTTCAAAATACCCTTTGCCAATCTTGCCCTATCGTCTTTGTTATAATCACAAATCATTTGTTTCCATTCTGCTCTGTGATTAACACGGTCTTCAAAACATTCTTCTGGTGTTTTGTAACCATACTTATCTTTAAGGGCATCATATAAAAAAATATCAGCGGATGCTTGTGATGACGACTGATATTTTAACCCAAATTGTTCATTTAATATTTCGGCAAAACTATCCTTGCCGTGTCTCATATGTCCAATAATTAATAATTTTTTATTCATGCTGCAAAGGTACCAAAAAAAATTGAATTGTGCAAATAATTCTTTGTAATTATTATAAACAAAAAAAGCCTCACGAAGAGGCTTTTTAATAAGTTCAGAATGGGTTTGTTTTCTGTTTTTCCTAAATAGAGTTTTAAATTGCTGAATCCATTCTTTTTTGTTGCGAGTGTTGGAATCGAACCAACTATCTTTGGGTTATGAGCCCAACGAGTTACCATTTCTCCGACTCGCTATGTTGTACCGCTGGTGGGCCTTGCACCCACATCTCCCTCCAATCTGAGGGGCTCTAGCAATTGAGCTACAGCAGTATGAAAAATAGTTTAAAATGTTCACATTTACCATTTTAAAAAACTACTACCAGTTAAGTTGTGAATCTTACTTTATGTGAATTTCACAGGTGCAGTTTACTTCTATTTTAGTAGCGGAGAGTGGAATCGAACCACTGACCTCAAGGTTATGAGCCTTGCGAGCTACCACTGCTCTACTCCGCAATATGTAGGGGATGAAGACTCGATACTTCATCAAAGGGCCCAAACGCCCTCAGCGTTACTTACGCTCAATCCCCTATGTTATCCCAAGATGGCTGTTCGTTTTTATTTTACAGGACTCCCGTTTACCTGGCAGCTATTTTACATGACCTCCGTCATGAAGTTATTTTTTTAAATGGTCTTACACCATCGTGGTTTTGAGTCCAAACCATCCTTTCGGTCATAGGTTTGGTAAAAGGCCCACATACTTTTTTTCCATTTGTAGTTGTTTTAAGTTCGTTTGCAGAACCCACCTTTTTGGATAATTTTTGAATGACTTTATAATAGCTGGTTCATGTTTCATAACCAATTTAATTGCGAAGGGCTACCTCTCTTTCGAGTCATACACAGTCTCACTTTCCTCACAAACTATTATTGCCGACTGAACCTAAACATTTAAGTCAAACAATATTTTTATTAAATTAATGAACGTTTTTTAAATATATATGCAAAGGTACGAAAAAAGTTTCCATTTGTCAAGTTTTTTTGAAAATATTTTTTAACTTTTTTCAAAAACCCTTATTTTAGGCTTGTTTCAGTTGATGCGGTGTTTCATTTATGATGACAAAAATACCTTGTTGACTATCCAAAGTGTGAACCACATTCAAAACCAAATAATACAAACCGTCAAAGAACACATATTCATCTCTTCTAGGTAAAACAGAAACTTTCACGTTGTTTTTTACAACATTCCATTTACTATCTATTAGCGTCACCTTATATTTTGTTCTAAACATATGCAAATATACTAAATAAATTTAGATAAAGCAAGTATTTATAAATAAAATAACAAGCCTTAATTTTTCAAACACTATGAACACTGTAACAAACGGATGTGGTTGTGGTAAACCAAAAGGTGGACAAACCACTATAACAAGACCACCAACTCCAAGACCTAGTAAATAAGTTTAGGAGTCAATCATTAAAAAAGGGCTATTGGCCCTTTTTTTATTGTTGTTCTTTTTCAGTGTTGATTAGTGATGGACCATTGTTTTTATTAGAAAACTGCTCAGAAGCTGTAAAACCTAGACCACCAATTACTATCCATTTCATTGAATCGTAAATATTTGGGTCAATCGTAAACTTCCAAAATAGGTTGCTTATAAAACCTGTTGCCATCATTAAGAAAGCCAACAATGTTACCAATCTTTTACTGGAAACTTTTCCATCCGAAGACACACAATTAATAAAAAATTTTTTCATGATATGTTTTCTAAATAAATATCATATATTTGAAAATTTACCATAAAAAAGTAACCCCCGACAAAGCGACTTGCCGAGGGTTTTTTATTTCTTATCCTATTGGTGAGGAGTGGACAAGAATCGGGTGCGAAAAATTATTTTCTTCCTTTGACCCAACCTTCTATTAAAAAGATTTCAAGGTCTTCTTTTTTTATTTTTTTATTGGTACCGTTTTTGGTTACCCAACAAGTACCGTATTGTGAATTTTGTTTACCAATACCAGTACCCTTTTTAACTTGGGACATTAATTTTTTAGTTTCAACGGAATGATGTTTACCATTCCAATCACAACCAATATATTTACCAATAGCTTTATATTCAGCTTTTGTTTTTTTCATAAGCTTAGAATATTTTTCAGACCAGTTTCTTCTGAACTCTTCATCAAACTTTAACTTTTCTTTAAAAGCTAAATTTCCAGCTTTTGAACATTTCAACATGTGTTCTTCATTCATGAAACCACCATCACCGCCTTCTTTAAGATTCATACATAAGTTTTCACCTATCAGTTCTTTAGTTACGATTTCTTTTTCTCTAACTTTTAACGCTTCTCTAGTGGGTAAAAATTCTAATATTTCTTTAGTGTGATTTTCTTTACCATGATATTTTAAAGAAAACCATAATCTTTTACCGCTACCAAAATAACCATCGTTCAAGTTATCAGTGCTATGCATTCCAATATAATATCTATTAGTAACAATACATGTTATTTTATAGATATAATGATATCTCTTTTCTAACCTTGCCATATACTATAAATATATGGCAAAGTACAAAAAGTTCAAGGTGGAGCATTAGGGAATCGAACCCTAGTGTTGAATATTCTTCAAAAGCTTTCTACATGTTTAGGTCAAGGTTTTCTAACCTTCCGAAATAAGCTGACTATTACGCTTGTTAACCGAAAGCGAATGGACTACCATCATGTAGTGGACTTTACCACCATTAGGTGAATTATCACCATCATCAGTATTAGGCTACTGCAAGCTCTCCAGCAAAGCTACATGTAGCTTCGTCAAGGAAATTTTCAGATACAACGAATGTGTTGTCAATTCAAATTTTAATAGACAGATTTAAGTGCTTCCAATCTAGCACTACATGCTTACTAATTACGACTATATTCAGTCAATACCTAGTATGCCCCATAATTTAAAGAACGTCTGTAAGCTATAAATATGTGGGTCTTTAAAAAAGAACCCACATATTATTAACTTATACAAAGGTACTACATTTTTATTTAAAAAACAAGTATTTTGTAAAATTTATTTTTTGTCTTGAAAAGACGAAGGCAAAACATATTTGTTCAGCTTCAAAACCTTGGTTAATATTAGGAATATTGAACCACCTGGTAACAACGTAACCCCAACTATACCCAGTGTTTTTAAAACGTCTTTAAGTTGTTCACCAATTTGTTCTTTTTGTTCTGGTGTTAGCTCAGTTCCGTTTTGGATTGAATCGACAAGAAGTCTATAAGCTTCTTTGGTTTCATCAGTCTCTTGACCAATTTTTTCGATAAAATCTTTTGTGCTGTTTTTTACCTTTTCGTACAAGTCGTTTATGTCAGACATTATTTTTTAGCTTTCGCTTTTTTGTTGGTTATAATGTTGTCAATAATACCATATGCTTTTGCTTCGTCAGAATTTAACCATTTATCACGTGTGGCATCTTTCATTACTTGTTTAGGGTCTTTGTCAGTATACTGACCTAACAATCCAAACAATAACTCATTGTACTTTTCAGCTTCTTGTAACGATATTCTCATATCTTGGATGTTACCTTCAGCACCACTAGATACTTGGTGAAGCATTACTCGGCTAAAACGTAAACTGTAACGTTTACCTTTGGTACCAGCACCCAATAAAATACTACCCATGCTAGCTGCCATACCTGTGTTGATGGTTATGATATCTGATGATACGTAATCCATTACGTCAACAATACTAAGACCAGATTTAACCGAACCACCAGGTGAGTCAACATGCAACGTGATGTCTTTGGTTTCCAAATTATCCAAGAACATAAGCTGTGCTTGAACAACGGTACTCATTCTATCGTTTACTGGACCAGCCAACCAAATAATTCTATCCATCATAAGTCGTGAAAAGATATCCATTTGTGTAACACGCATTTCTCTTTCTTCAAGAATGTATGGTGTCAATGAAGCATTGGCCCCGTAAAGTTTTTCTTGC